TGAACCGTCAGCGCGGTGCTGACGCGTTCGACCGCGGCCTCGGCATCGACGACCACAACATGAACCCGTGGGTTAATGCCGTCGCAGATTGGCGCAAAGGCTGGATGGAGCGCCGCGCAGCTGTACACGCAACTGCCCTTGTCAAGTTCGCGATGGGTCGGGGGACGCCTCCATGAGCAAAATCTCCCTTGAATCCGATCAACTGACTTCAGTGATTCGACTGAAGGTTATCGAAGCCGGCAGCAAAGGCGTTACGGCCAACAAGATCGCACAAGAGCTGAATCTCACCCGCTACTGCATCAGTAAGCGCCTAGCGTTCCTGGAAGATACGGGCAGCGTCTACCACGTCCGCCGTACGCGCCCCTACGGTGGCGGCCACTTCCATACATTCCACCCTGGCTCAACGCGTCCCGCAGCTGAAAAGAATGCCCCGCCACGCCGCGACTGGCTTGTTGAGGCGTTCTTCGGTCCTGCACGTAAGGAGGCAGCATGAACGGCCTCATCAGCATTCAGAAGTGGCTCGGCCACAAGGGTGATCCGATGTCGCCTGAATCCATCCAGTTCACTACGCGTCCGGCCATGAGCTGCCGCGGCTGCATGTTCGACGGCCAGCCTGCGTCCGTGTGCGATCGCGCGTGCACGGTTGCCCAGCGCGCCGAAATGGATCACTGCGAAGCTGGGTTCATCTACGTGGCGAAAGAAGTGGATCCGCGCCAGGCCAATCTGCTGGATCGAGAGCACTGACCATGGCGCGCATCCGTTCCATTAATCGCGACGCACGCGGCCACTTCATCAAGAAGGCAATCCCTGCCTCAGTACGCCGTGAACTCGCTACGCGCCATGGCTGCGCGCCTGGCCGATCGGTGCCGGTCAAGTGCGCCTATTGCAACTTCGTCGGCGGCGTGCACTGGACCGTACAGCCTACCGACCGTGGCCCTGGCTGGGTCGCCTTCACTGGTCTAGAGATGGACCACGTCACCGCCGAGATCAACGGCGGCGCGACGTCGGCGGAGAACATCGTTCTTGCCTGTCTACCCTGCAACCGCTCCAAGAGCATCAAAGCCGTCTCGGCATGGAAGGATCGCGATGGCGCGCGCCCGTAACATCAAACCCGGCTTCTTCACGAACGACATGCTTGCCGAATGCACGCCGCTGGCCCGTCTCCTGTTCGCAGGTCTCTGGCTGCATTGCGACCGTGAAGGCCGCATGGAAGACCGCCCGAAGAAAATCAAAGCCGAGATTCTCCCATATGACTCGTGCGATGCCGATGCCCTGCTCGGTGAACTCGAGACGCATGGCTTCATCATTCGGTACCCGCACGGTGATCGTCGCTACATTCAAGTGACGAATTTCGGAAAACACCAGAACCCTCACATCAAAGAAGCGGCTAGTGAAATACCAGCACCAGCCCAGCACAGTGCTAGTACGGTGCAAGCACCGGAAATTCCGGAACCAGTCGGGCTGAATCCCTCATCCCCTATCCTGAATCCTGAATCCCTCACCACCACCGACGCGAGCGCGCCGGCGGAAGGCGGTGGCGGCGATGTGCCCGTCGAAGCGGATGACCTGAACGCCCCGAAGGCTGCACCTCTGCCGCCGCGCGACGAGATCCCGCCCTCTGCTAGCCCTGCCGTTGCCCTGACTGTCGCTCTGCGTCCGATGGGCGTTACGGCGACGAGCATGCACCCGACCGTCATCGCCTGGGCTGAACGCGGGGTGTCGGTCGAATTGCTGACCGAGGCAGTGCGGTTGGCGCGGGAGCACAAAGGCGATGAGTCGATCCCGCCGCAGTACCTCGCCCCGATCGTCGAGCGCCTGCTCAACCCGCGAGCGGATCGCCGAGCTGTTCCTCGAACTGGCGGCCAATCGCAGAAGTTTCACTTCGCCGAGGTCGATCGCTCGGCCGATGTGGCAGCGATGCACGCCGGACTGGCGGCGCGCGGCGCGACGGCGGCCGACCTCGACGACGACAGCCCACTCTGACGGAGCGACCATGGAATCGATTCAAACCTTGATCCCCGGCTTAGGCCGCATGCACATGCTGGCCGGCACCTGCGAGCAGCACGGCCCGGCTGACGTCCTCGTGCGCAACGGTGCCGCTTGGCACTGCCCGCGCTGCCTAGATGCCCTACTGGCTGCCGAGGCACACGACAGATGGAAGGCGGAGCGCTCTGCCGCGCTGATGGCTGCTGCCACTATCCCGAAGAAGTACCTTGAGCAGAAGTTCGTCGCTACGACTCCTGAGCAGAAAGGCGTACGCCACACCACCCGCATGTTTCGGGACTTCATCCTAGGTGATCCGGCGTGGGGTGCGCTGATCCTGTCCGGGACCACTGGCACCGGCAAGACGCTGCTGGCCTGCGACCTGGCGCAATCACTCATCAAGAACGCGGTTCGATCGATCCGCTATATCACGGCCAACGGGATGATCAGCGAAGTTCAGGCCAGCTACAGCACCGAAGGCAAAAGCAAGGAAGGCGAGATCCTGCGCTTCGTGCAGTACGACGTGCTGATCCTCGACGAGATCGATGCTAAGCCAGACCGCGAGGATGCAAACCTCATCCTGACCGAAGTGGTCAACCGTCGCTACAACGAGCAAAAGCCTGTGATCGCGATCAGCAATCAGCCGCTGGCCGACCTGGCGAGGTTCGTCGGCGATCGCGTACAAAGCCGTTTGCACGAGAACGCGTTCATCTGCGCCTTCACCTGGGGCGATGCCCGCAAGACCAGCGCGCATCAAGCCGAGAACGTGATTTCAATCGCTGAGGGGCGCCGGCCATGAGCAGGAACCTACACGCCGACGCAATCGCCCTGTACCCGTACAACAACGGCACCAGCTTCGACTACAAAGCCTGGGCAAAACGGATCTTGTGGCGGCAGGAACAAAAAGACCCTGACCTAACAACGCTGCAGATCAGGTTCGCCACCGAGGCCATGAACCGCGGGCCCGAGGAGACGAAATGAAAACGACCGAACTTCGCGAGTACTTCGCTGCCCACGCACCGCTGCCCATCCCGGACTGGTTCAAGGGCGACCACGGCAACAACATGCCGCTGATCCCTGATGCGCCGAGCCATTGGGGCGCCGCAGAGGCATCTCAGTTCGTCGACCTCAAGAACGGCATTGGCCTCGTGATTCACGCCAAGCAGGAGGTGGCCGAGTTTTACGCGTGCTGGCTCGTGGCAAAGAGCAAGCAGGCCGCGTGGAAGGACCAGATGCGCGAGAAGAAGTACTTCGCCTGGCGTTGGTATTACGCCGATCAGATGATCGCCAGCCGCCGCGGCCAGCCATGAACCGCCCGCCCGTCCCCTGCGTCCTGTGCTCCCGCTTCCACCGCAAGGACGACGCACCGCCGGCCCACGGCTACTGCGAAGGCTTCGAGAAGTTCCGGCGCCACGACGACACGAACGAGGCATGCGTGCTGTTCAACCATGCGAAGGACGAAGCGAGGCGTAAGGCGTGGGCGGAACAACAGGAGAAATCATGACGCGGCAAGAACTACACGAACGCATCGCCGGCCTGCACTTCACGATGCTGATGATGCGTTTAGGCGTACGGATGAAGTAACCACCACCCCGCCCGGCCGCCGGGCGGCAAAACAACGACACGAAAGGGAGCCAATGAAAAAGAGAACCGTTATCAACATCAAGAGTCTGCCGATGCGCGCACCAACACATGCGGCGATCGTCTGGTGGCTGCTGCTTGACCGCCTCAACGCACCTGCATGGGCCTACGGCGTGATGTGGACCATTGTTGGGATTCTGGTGATCGGCTTCGTCGTCGAAGCAGCGACGGCTGAGCACAAGAATGTGCCCGGCTTCGGCGAGTAGTTCGACAACAACGATAGGGAGAACCTGAGCGATGAAAGTGATCATCCAATTCAAGGATCCGGACGCGATCCACGACATCATCAACGCCAAGCATCCGCTACCGGACGATGAGGACGACATCACGCCTCGGATGGAGAAGGCGCAAGAAGACTTCGGCGACGAGTACTTCGAATACGGCGACTACGGTCGCATCGAGATCGATACCGAGACCCTGGCCGCGCGCCTGCTGCCCCGGAGCGAATGGAAATGACGGGCCTCACTCGCTCCACCGCGCTGCGCACCACGCTCCGCGAACGCAAGTGCGTCATCTGCTCCGAGAAGTTCAAGCAGGCGCGCGCCATGCAGAAGGTATGCGGGCCGGCCTGCGCTGCAGCCCACGTGCGCCGTGAGAACGAGAAGGCCGACCGTAAGGACACGCGCGAGCGCAAGGCCAAGATCAAGACGCGCTCGCAGCACATCGCCGAGACGCAGGTGGCATTCAACGCACTGGTGAGATTCAGGGACCGCAACGAGACGTGCATCAGCTGCCCGACCGTGCTGTCGACGCTGGATGGCACGCCAGGCGGCGGCTACGACTGCGGACATTACCGCAGCCGCGGCAGCGCACCTCATTTGCGCTTCGACTTCCGCAACGCGCACGGCCAGTGCAAGAAGTGCAACCGATACCGCGCCGGCAATGCCGCCGACTACCGCATCGGCCTGATCGGGCGTATCGGGCTCGCCGCCGTCGAAGCGCTCGAGTGCGACCAAATCGGCGGAGATTGGACGATCGCCGGCCTGCAAGCCATGAAGGCAGATTTCAAAGCGCAGCTGCGCGCACTGAAGGAGAAAGCATTATGATCCCGTTCCGTGAACTTCTGGCTAACATATCGGCATCCATCGCCCGCTCTGAGGCAGACGCTGCCCGCGCAGCCGAGAAGGCTGCAGCGCACAAAGGACCGTGGCGCCGCAAGTCGGACGCGGTCGACGTGCAGGCGCACGTAGTTGCTGATCCGCTTGCCCTGCCGGGCGCCGAGGAGGTTGCCCCTTGAGCCAGCACAAAGACATCGCCTACCGCCTAGACAACTGGGCATCCTGGCTTCGCTCGATGGAGCGCAACCGCGGCACGTGCATCACCGGCATCATCTGCGCCAACATGCGCGAGGCCGCCCTCGGCAACGTGTGGAGTGGCCACGATGCGCCGGAGCCAATCGACACCCAAGACGCCGAGCAGATCGAGCGTGCCATGCGTTCGCTGATCAAGCCGAAGCGCGACGCCCTGAAGCTGCATTACGTCGAGCGCGTTCGCTGGCAGATCGTATGTCGGCGCGCGCACGTCATGGTGACGCGCGAGCACTTCGAGATGGTCATGCGTCAGGCGCGGGAGGCAGTGGAATTTGTAGCTAACAAAGGAGTGGCATGATCACAAGGCCCCTTTTTGGCGCCCCCGGCGTCACTGAGACTGTCCAATATGACATCATCAATGGTCTAAAACTGCACCGATGGGACAAAGACGGTGATGAAATATCCCTGCATTCCACATTCTACGAGGGGCTGATGGATGACTACGAGGGCTGGCTCGAAAAGCAGCGTGCTGTAGTACGGAAACGGTTCAACGACGCAAACTATGATTCCTGAACGGAATCTCTTGACTAACTGCAAGCTCAGCAGTACATTCCAAACAACAACTAATTTCCGTCTATCATGACGTGTTGATTGCTCCCATGCGGGAGCTTTCGGCCGCCCGAAGAAGCAGAGCCCCGGTCAGCAATGATGCGGGGCTTTTTCGTTTTCGTCCCTCGTTGTCTCCTCCTCGTTCGCGAGGCTCAAGCCCGGCCTAACCCGCCGGGCTTTTTTTTGAGGTTGCCTCATGGCTGCTGGCTCGATCATCATCCCCAACAAGGCGAAGCTGAACATGTTCAGCGCGACCGACCTGTTGAACCCGGCCAATACGTTCAAGTTGGCCTTGGTGACGTCGGCATGGACGCCGGACAACAGTGACACCGGTAACGAGGTATGGGGCGATGTCTCGGCCAATGAGATCGCAGCGGGCAACGGCTATACGGCTGGCGGCATCGCACTGACCAGTGTCGCGTTGACGCAAGCAAGCGGCACCGTCAAGTTCACGAGCGCTGCCGCGCAATGGACCGCAAGCGGCACCGGTATCCCGGCATGGCGCCGGGGTGTGATCTACGCCGTCGGCACCCTGAACGGCAAGGTAAATCCCATCGTCGGCCACTTCCTGGGCGACTCGACGCCGGCCGACATCCCGTCTACAAGCAGCGGTAACACGCTGACCGTCACACCGAACGCCTCGGGCCTGATCTCAGCAACCTGATCATGAGCCTCGCTGACGAAATCAGGAATGACCCGCTTGGCCTGGGTTACGCCACCCACTTGCCGAGCGCTCCCGGAGCAGTGGTCGACCTGATCAACGCGCCGACGCAATCGATGGTGAAGACGCGCTATGTGACTGCGCGGACCATCCTGGCCGAGTGCAACGACGGTGCCCCGATTCTCGACGCGCTTCAGACGATTGGCCAGACCGTCAGCGCCGTCAAATGGATGATGAGCTTCCTGCAGCAGGACTCCGGCATGGACGCCGGCCACCCGAAAACGCAGGCGACGATCGACAACTTGGTGACATTAGGCGCTCTGTCGGCATCGTACGGGAATCAGCTCAAGGCGCTTGCCGTACAGCCAGCCAGCCGCGCCGAGGTTCTTGGCCTGCCGGTCGTGACCATCCATGACCTCATTCAAGCCGGAGTTGTGTAAATGGTATCGACAGTAAAGCAACCCGTCGCCACAGCTGCATCGCTCACCGTCACCGGCCTATCAAGCCTGGCGGCCGCGACATATGTGACGTCGGCCACGTACAACAACACGACGAACGCACCGCTTGACGTGTTTGCCGAGCTGTCCGCTACGCCAACCGGCACGCCCACAGGCAACATGCAGCTTGTGCTATTCGCACAGGCGTCACTTGACGGTACGACATGGCAAACCGGACCGGGCAGCGGCACGACCACGACGGACGAATCGGATCTTACATTCATCGGCACGCTGCCGCTGCGCAGCGTATCGACCGCGCAATTAAAGACATTCTCGACCGCTCTGGCGTTCGGTGGCGTTCTGCCGCCGTACCATCGCTATGTCGTCAAGAACGATTGCGGCGTCACGTTGAGCGCAGGCGCCATGCGCACCGCTGAAGTCTCGGCCACCGTGGGCTGACAATGTCGGCGATCGCGCTCGCCTCGCGCTGGACGCAGCCGCCGCCGCTTGGTACACCCATCGATCCAAAGTGGATCGACCGCGGCCTGCAATTCGTATGGGGCCCGAACACCACGTTTTACATCGCCGAGCCGTGGCGATCCGCAACACAGACCTTCATCGGCACCAATATCGGTGCCGTCGCCAACGAGGGTGGCTGGACCACTAACCTCAACGGCAACAACCAGATCAACATCGCGGGAACGATCGTCGGCGCGTCGCCGACTGAGTTCTCGATGATCGCCGCATGTAAGCCGGCGAGCGTCGCGACCGACATGATTCTGTTGTCTGTGTCGAACGGCTCGAACCTCGTGATGCTGCAGCAGCGCGTATCGAGTTCGGCTGGCTACATGCTGTATTCGCGCAGCAGCGTCGGCGACGTGATCATCAGCCCCAATGTTGCGCCGACGCTTGGCCCGCTGCGCACGGCTGGCGGCGTGTGGCGATCTGGCACGGGCGAGAAAAGCACGTTCCTTAACGGCGTCAAGACTGCGTCGGTAACAACCGATACGGGCACCCTGGCGGTAACGAAAGCATCCGTTGCCGGTGACGCCCGATCGTCGGGCCAGTGCTACAGCGGCGCCCTGCCAATCGGCATGATCTTCAACCGGGCGCTGTCCGATGCGGAGATGCGGTCTCTCACGGAGAACCCCTGGCAGATCTTCAAGCCGCTGACGCGCCGGATGTGGATGTTCGACGTCAACGCCGGATCGACAACGAACGTCAACCCGGGCGCGGGCGCGTTGTCGCTCAGCGGCTACGCGCCCCAGGTCGGCCAGTCGTTGAATGTCGCTATTGCACCAGGTGCAGGCACGCTGGCATTCACAGGCTATGCACCAGCGGTCACGCGGTCAGCGTCGACGAACGTGCAGCCGTCGGCAGGAACCCTGGCTCTTTCTGGATACGCGCCAGGTATCGCGCAGACGCAGAACCGGAGCGTTGCCCCGGGCGTTGGATCGCTTGCACTTACCGGCTACGCGCCGGCCGTGGTTCGTACGTCGAGCCAAGCGGCGCAGCCGGGAGTTGGCGCCCTGACGCTGACTGGATATGCGCCGCTAATCACGCAGGCGCCGAATAACGCGCCGCAGCTGTACGCGGTAACGATCATGCGAATTTCGACGACGAACAAGCAGACGGATCTTGGCTCGGTACTGAACAAAACCGCGGCGATTAGCTCAACGAGCCCGAATGCCGTAACGATCCTGAGCACCGCGTCAGAGAACCACACGGCCGAACTTGGCCCAGCAACCTTGAACCGGACTGTGATTTTCCCATGACCATGAACGTCGGCGAGTACGGGCTCGTATTCAACCTGAACGTGAACTTCGACATCTCGGGCGCGACAACGCTGCAGTTGGCGATCACGCGCCCGGATAACACGACCATCACGGCGACGCCAACTGTCGGATCCGTCGACCTCGTTACGACCGATAGCGGGACGTTCCTGGCGCACAAGTACTGCATTTACACGTTTGCCACTGGCGATCTGAACCAGGCTGGCACCTACACCGCGCGTCTGACGTACACCGACAGCACGAAGCGACTGATTTCTGACCCAACCACTTTTACCGTGAGCATCTGACATGCTGAAACCCACCGGCAACCGCATCGTCGTCCGCCTGGATGAAAACCTGCCGACGGCCATCGAAGGCTTCGTTCTGCCGCCGAAGACCGACGCCTACCGCGCATCGAACGGCGCAATCGAGGGCATGAACCGCGGCACGGTCGTCGCAGTGGGTCCGGGCGCTCGTCACCCGAAGACGGACAAGCTGATCCCGATGGCCACGCAGGTGGGCGACGTCGTGCGCTTCTCCGAGCTGGAGTACCACACGTTCAGCGAAGACGGCCACAAGTACGTGCTCATTTCCGAGATGGACGTGCTGGGTGTGGAGATGCCGCATCCGGCAGATGCGGTGTTGGCCGGCGCGATGGTGATGGCGGCGTAAATGGGACGTCCGACGTTGTACACCCTCGAGCTTGCCGATGAAATTTGTGAGCGCTTGGGGGAAGGCGAGCCGTTGCGCCAAATATGCCGTGACGAGCGAATGCCTCATTGGACGACAGTCTACGACTGGAAGACGGCGCACGAGGAGTTTCCCCTACGCATCGCGCGCGCACGCGAGGCCGGACACGATGCTATCGCTTCGGATTGCCTACAGATTGCCGACGACGGGCTCAACGATACGTATATGGACGAGGACGGCAACAAGCGCACCGATACGGACGTCATCCAGCGCTCCAAGCTGCGCATCGAGACGCGCCTGAAGCTGCTCGCAAAGTGGGATCCGAAGCGTTACGGCGACCGCATTACGCAAGAACATACCGGCGCCGACGGCGGCCCGGTCCAAATCGAGAAGATCGAACGTGTCATCGTCCGTCCTGCAAATCCAGACGCCTGAAGTCTTCCTGCCGCTGCTGGATCCGGCCCGCTATAAGGGCGTGCATGGTGGCCGCGGCTCTGGCAAGTCGCACTTCTTCGGCGAAGCGCTGATTGAGCGCTGCATCATGCAGAAGACGGACGCCGTGTGCATCCGTGAGAATCAGAAGTCGCTTGATCAGTCGGTCAAGAAGCTGCTCGAGAACAAAATCGAGTCGATGAACGCCGGAGCCTACTTCGAGGTGCAGGACAAGAAGATCCGCGCGCGCAACGGTGGCCTGATCATCTTCCAGGGCATGCAGAACCACACCGCAGAGTCGATCAAGTCACTGGAAGGCTACGACATCGCATGGGTGGAAGAGGCGCAGACGCTGTCGCAGCGAAGCCTTGACATGCTGCGCCCGACCATCCGTAAGCCGGGCTCGGAGATCTGGTTCAGCTGGAACCCGCGCTTCGACACGGACCCGGTGGACGTGCTGCTTCGCGGAGAGACGCCGCCGCCGAACTCGATCGTGCTCGAGGCGAACTACCACGACAACCCGTGGTTCCCCGACGTGCTGCGCGACGAGATGGAGTACGACCGCAAGCGCGACGTCGACAAGTACACGCACATCTGGCTAGGTCAGTACCAGCAGAACAGCGAGGCGCGCGTATTCAAGAACTGGACCGTCGAAGAGTTCGAGGTCGACGAAACTGCTGTCATCCGCCAGGGCGCGGACTGGGGCTTCTCGGTCGATCCGACAGTGCTGGTGCAGTGCTACATCGTCGGCCGCAAGCTGTATGTGCCCTACGAGGCCTATCGCGTGGGTTGCGACATCGTCGATACGCCGGCGCTGTTCATGACGGTGCCAAATAGCGAACGCTGGCCGATCACTGCCGACAATGCGCGGCCGGAGACGATCAGCCATATGAGGAAGAACGGCTTTCCGAAGATCATGCCGGCCGTGAAAGGCGCGAAATCGCTCGAGGAAGGCGTCGAGTTCTTGAAGTCGTTCGACATCATCGTGCACCCGCGCTGCAAGCACCTGATCGATGAGCTGACCCTTTACAAGTACAAGGAAGACCCTTTGACCGGGACCGTCATGCCTGTACTGGATGACAAAGACAACCACGTCATCGATGCGCTGCGTTACGCCTGCGAGGGCGCTCGCCGTGCGCAGAAACCGCAGGCTGTGAGCCGCGTCATCGCGCCGCCGCAGCAGTTTCACCCCGAATCTTGGATGGGCTAATGAGCGAAATCATCAGTGAAATGCGCCGCCGGCTGAACCTGGCGCGCGAAGCGGAGGGCGGGAACCGAGCGGACATGCTCGAAGACCTGCGCTTTAGCTTCGGCGAGCAGTGGCCGGCCGCAATGAAGATGGCACGCCAGCAGGAAGGCCGCCCGGCGCTCACGATCAACAAGACCGACACGTTCGTGCGGTCAGTCGTCAACAACATGCGGGCCGCCCGCCCGCGCATCCGCGTGCATCCTGTGTCCGATGGCGCCGACGTCAAGAAGGCGGACGTGATCGAAGGCCTGATTCGCCACATCGAGGTGAATAGCAACGCCGATCTGGCCTACGACACGGGCGCCGAGTACCAGACCCGCGCCGGCGAGGGCTATTGGCGTGTCGCGTCACGATATGTCGCTGACGACAGCTTCGATCAAGAGCTGTATATCGATCGCATCCGCAACCCGTTCACGGTCTACATGGACCCATCGGCCACGATGCCGGACGGCTCGGATGCTGACTGGTGCATCCTCACTTCGTCGATGAAGAAGTCCGCGTTCCGCAAGAAGTATCCGCGCGCAAAGGTGGCAGACGTCAACGACCTAGGTCCAGGCGACGACAAAGCCGTGTGGGCGAGCGCTGAAGAGGTCATCGTCGCCGAGTATTACCGCTTCGAAGACCGCGAAGACGAGCTCTGGCTGCTATCCACGGGCGACAAGGTCCTGAAAAGCCGGTCGCCGATGACCGAGCATGACCTGCTGGTCACGTACAACGCGCGCGTCGTCCACCGCCGGCCGACCACCTCGCGCCAATTGAAGTGGTCCCTGTGCACCGCGGTGGAAGAGCTCGACGAGCGCGAACTCCCGGGCAAGTACATCCCTGTCATCCGCGTTGTCGGCGCCGAGATGATCGAAGACGGCAAAGTGATCCGCTTCGGCATGGTCCGTCAGTTGAAGGATCCGCAACGCATGTACAACTACTGGCGCACGCAGGAGACGGAATTCGTCGCCCTGGCGCCGCTGGCACCGTGGCTGATGGCTGAAGGCCAGGATGAAGGCTACGAGGACGAGTGGCGCAATGCCAACCGCAAGTCGTACTCTCGCCTTAAGTACAAGCCTGTGCTGGGCGAGGACCAGCAGCAGCTGCCCCCGCCGCAGCGTCTGGCGCCGCAGCAGATTCCGGCTGCAAGCGTAAATGCCGCGATGGCAGCATCCGACGACCTGAAGGCCGTGGCCGGCATGTTCGATCCGGCGTTGGGCGCCGAAGGAAACGAGACGTCCGGCACGATGGTCCGCGCCCGCCAGGGTCAGTCGGACATGTCGAATTACCACTTCTACGACAACCTGACGCGCGCCATCCGCCACACGGGCGTGGTCATTCTCGACCTCATCCCGCACTACTACGACACGCAGCGTGTCATCCGCATCCTTGGCATTGACGGCGTGCCGCAAACGGTCACGATCAATGAGAAGCAGCGGGATCAGATGGGCGCGATTCAGCAGGTGCTGAACGACGTCACCGTCGGCTGCTATGACGTCGTGATGGACACTGGCCCCGGCTACCAGACCAAGCGCCAGGAGAACAGCGAAATGCTGCTTGGCCTGCTCAAGACCATGCCGCAGGTTGCGCAGACCGCCGGCGACCTCGTCGTGCGTCAGATGGACTTCGAGGCCGCGCAGGACGTCGCCGATCGCCTCGCCGCGGCAAACCCGCTCGCTATGGCCGAGAAGAAGCTGCCGGACGACCTGCCGGACGACGTCAAGGCATTCATTGCTCACCTCATGGGCGCGAACCAGCAGATGCAGCAGGCGCTGCAGCAGGCCGAGCTCGAGAAGAAGTACCGCATGGGCGTCGAGCAGCTTCGCCAGCAGGGCAAGCTGCAGTCCGATCAACTGTGGGCTCAGCACGAGAGCGAGCAAGAGCGCATCCGCCAAGAGGGCGAGAACCGCCGCTTGCTCGCCAAAGAGCATTCCGCCGACATGCGCGAAGAGGTAAGGTCGCGCACGAAGCTCGAAGACACGCAGATGCGCAACGACGAATCGCGCTTCGAGGCCCTCCTCGATGCGCACACCGATTTGAAGCTGGGCCAGGACCGCGGCCCAAACAATGAATTCCACCGCGAGCACGCGTAGTGCACCCCGCCTACCGATGGGTTTGCATCGGGTAAATCCGTGAGAAATCATGCCCCCTGAGAACGACAATTCGACGACCGCACGTCAAGCGGAGCGCGTCCAACCAACCGTTGTGACGAGCGAAACCATCGCGACCATGTATTCCGGTACTCCCCCGACAGCGGAGCCGCCCAAGGACGAGCCGAAAGACGCGCCCAAGGACGAAATCAAGGCCGATGGTGAAACGGGAGAGAAGCGCGCCAAGAAGCCCATTTCCGAGCGCATGTCCGAACTGGTCAGCCAGCGTAAGGCAGCTGAAACCGAGGCACAGCAGGCAAAGCGGGAATCCGCCGAACTGCGCGCCCGGCTGGAAGCCATGTCCGCCCAGGCTGCACCGGTGAAGGAAGAGCCGCGCCCCGATCGTTCCAAGTTCGCATCGGACGAGGATTACATCGAGGCGGTCGCCGAATGGAAGGCCGATCAGCGGCTCGCCAAACGCGAACAGGAACAGGCCGAGGCTCGCGCCAAGGCTGAACGCGATCAGCTCGTGAAAGGCTGGCAGGACGCCCAGCAACGCGCCCGCGCCGAGATCGAAGATTACGACGACGTGATCAAGGGCTCGGACGTGCAACTGCCTGGCCACCTGCATCAAGCGATCCTCGAAAGCGAGGTCGGTCCGCATCTGGCGTACTACTTCGCGAAGCATCCCGACGAGGCGAAACGCTATGCGTCGATGTCTCCGACGAAGTCGCTGCGCGAGCTCGGCCGCCTAGAGGATCGCCTTGGTAATGACGATGAACCGCCTGCTCAAAAGCCATCTCCCAAAGCTGAAGTCGAAAAATCGAAGGCGCCCCCCCCAATCACTCCGGTGAAAGACGGCCGCGCGGCAGACCCAGGCCCTGCAAAGAGCTTCGAGGAATACCGCGCCCGTCGCCTCGCTGAGCGAAAACGGTAAAGCGCCGCAAACCACCCCTAAGGCCCGCCACTGAGCGGGCCTTTTTCATTGGAGGACACCATGTCCGGAAATACCTTGCTTAACATCGTCGACATCACCAACGAAGGGCTGATGATCTTCGAAAACGAACTCGTCCTGGCTGACAAGATCAACCGCGAGTACGACGACCGCTTCGGCATCGACGGTGCCAAGATCGGTTACACGACCAACGTCCGCCGCCCGGCCCGCTACAAAGGCACCGCGGGCCCGGCGCTGAACATCGAGGGCACCGTCGAGTCGAGCATCCCGGTCTCGCTGACCACGCAGTTCCACGTCGACACGCAGTTCCAGACGTCGGATCTGCTGCTGTCGATGGACATGTTCTCGAAGCGCGTCCTGCAACCGGCGATCGCAACCCTCGCCAACCGCGTGGACTACGACGTCGCGATCGGCATGCGCAACAACTTCTTCAACATCGTCGGCACACCGGGCACCGCCCCGACCACGACTGCCCCGTTCCTCCAGGCCGGCGCCTGGCTGGATTCGGAAGCTGTGCCGCGCGACGGCAATCGCTACATGGTCATGGACCAGTGGACGCAAGCCTCGATGGTCGGCGGTCTGCAAGGCCTGTTCAACCCGCAGGCGCAGATCGGCGAGCAGTACAAGAAGGGCATGATGTCGCGCCAGACGCTGGGCTTTGACTGGTACATGGACCAGAACATCACGGCCAAGACCTTCGGCGCCCTGGGCGGCACCCCGCAGTACGACAACACGCAGACGTCGTCGGCCATCATCAGCGATGGCTGGGTGTCGTCGGGCACGCTGGGCACCAAGGGCTGGACTAACAGCACCGCGGTCGTGAAAGTCGGCGACGTATTCTCGATCGCCAACGTCAATGCTGTGAACCCGCAGAACCGCCAGAGCGTCGGCAAGGCTCGTTACTTCGTCGTGCTGCCCCCGTCGGGCACGCCGTCGAACGGCACCTACGCACCGAACTACGACCCCGTGACCGGCGCCGACATGGGCGGCACCTACACGTCGGATGGTTCCGGCAAGCTGCAACTGACCGTGGCGAACGCCTGTATCACCGGCGGCGCGTTCCAGTCGGTCGATGCCGCACCGGCCAACAGCGCGAACCTGACGTTCGTCGCAGGCTCGGGCGCTTCGGGTCCGCAGAACCTGGCCTTCCACCGTGATGCGTACACGCTGGTGTCGGCTGACCTGCCGCTGCCGGGCGGTGTCGACATGGCTGCTCGTGCATCGCACAAGGGCATCGGCATGTCGATCCGTGTCGTTCGCCAGTACACGGTGAACAACGACGCCCTGCCGACCCGTCTCGACATCCTGTACGGCCACGCCCCGCTCTATCGCGAGATGGGCTGCCGCGTCTCGGGCTAATCGCCGACCCTCAACCTAGCCCCGCTTCGGCGGGGCGCAATTACTGGAGAATTCCATGTCCACTACCAACCTGGGGCCGGCCGTTACCACTTCCGGTCCGAACGGCCTTCCCTTCGGCAACGTGCAGCAGCTCGCCCTGCTGGCCGTTGCGCTTACCCCTGCGCAGGTCGCAGCCAATACCACGGCCGAGCAGACCTTCACCGTCAACGGCCTTGTGGTCGGCGACTTCGTGGAGGTCAACAAGCCGACCACGCAGGCTGGTCTCGGCGTCGTCAATGCTCGCGTGAGTGCAGCTAACACCCTGGCGATCACGTTCTCGAACAACACCGCTTCCGGCATCACGCCGACGGCTGGCGAGAGCTACCAAGTGATGGTCGTGCGTCCGATCGCGAGCGCCCTGACCGGCGGTCTGCCGTCGGCCCTGCCGCTGCCGTAATCCACCTGGGCCGGGTAAGCCCGGCCCTTTCGAATTCCTGAACATGACCACTGCCTACGACATCATCCACGGAGCACTTCGCAAGATCGGCGCGATTGCCGTCGGCGAGACGCTCGCGCCCGAGGACAGCACGACCGGCCTCGAGCAGTTGAACGCGTTGCTCGACATGTGGAGCACTGAGCATCTGGCCGTGTTCAACAACAACGAGTATGTGCTGCAGCTCCAAGCGGGCAAATCCACGTACACGATAGGCGCCGGCGGCGATTTCAATATCGCCCGCCCGCTGAGGCTGTCTGGCGCATACACGCGACTGCAGCCGACCGGATCGACCGTCGACTATCCGTGTGCCGAAGTCGACTTCAGCCGTTACGCACGCATCGGCATCAAGAACCAGCCGGGACCTTGGCCGAAGGTCATGTATTTCAACACGTCATTCCCCCTGGCGCAGTTGATCTTCTGGCCGGTCCCATCGCAGAACGCCGAGTTTCACCTGTGGACCGACATGGTGTTTTCGCAGTTCGCGAACCTCACCGACACGGTGACGCTGCCGCAAGGCTACATGATCGCTCTGCAGGCTAATCTCGGCCTGATGCTCGCGCCTGAATACGGCGTGCAGCCTTCGCCTGAGTTGATGCAACTGGCGCGATCGTCCAAGAAGGTGCTCAAGGCACTGAACGCCACGCCGACAGCGGCGTCGACATATGACGGGTCTCTAGTGGCTGGCAACGCGAACGACGCTGGGTGGATCCTTACCGGGGGCTTCTGATGCCTGAATTCGCATTCGTCGGCCCCGCGTACGAGGCCGCCAACCCGCTGCAGGATGCCCAGCGCCTGATCAACTGGTATGTAGAAGTCGACCAGAACAGCGAGGCGAAGGCGCCACTTGCGCTGCTGGGCACCCCGGGCCTTGTCTCTGTGGTAACTGGCCCGACTGCGCCGGTCCGCGGCATGTGGACGCTCCCCGGAAATAAGAACGGCGTAGTCGTCATCGGAAACAAAGCTTATCTGTTCGATGGCTTCATTCTGACGCTAATCGGAGCCCTTGAAACGTCAACCGGCCAAGTCTGGATACGCGACAACGGCAGCGGCCATGTCGTCGCGATTGCTGACGGGACAAACATTTACGGGTACCACCTGCTCGATGGAACGTGGACCGCTGTCGGCTCGTTCGCACGCGGCGTCGCGTTCATCGACGGTTGGCTGACTTTCGGGCAGCCGGGGTCGCAGCAATTCTTTACGTCGCCCGTCTACTGGAACGGAGTGGCTCCCTTCGACAGTACCTACTTCGCCTTAAAGGATGCAGCGTCGGACAACCTGACGATGACGATTGAGCACAACCGGCAGCTGTGGCTGATTGGCGAACGCACCACCGAAGTGTGGTATGACGCCGGCGGCAGCTACTTCCCCTACTCTCGCCTGCAGGGAGCAATGCTCGACGTCGGCTGCCAAGCGCCGGGCAGCGTGTGCCGTACCGGCAAGGGCCTGATCTGGCTTGGGCGATCGGAGCGCGGCGAGAACGTCGTTGTGCTGACCCAGGACTACGACTATCAGCCGGTAAGCACGCAGGCTGTCTCGTACCAGATTTCGCAGTATTCCACGGTGAGCGATGCGATCGCATTCGTCTACAGCGAAGAGGGACATGAGTTCTACCAGATCACGTTCCCGACCGCTGACGCCACATGGGTGTTCGATCTGACGACCGGCATGTGGCATCAGCGGGCCAGCTTCGACGCCAGCACCGGGACATTCCATCGGCATCGTGCGAACTGCTGCATGAACCTGAACGGCAAGGTGTATGTCGGCGACTACGCAAACGGGACGATCTACGAATATACGCGCAAGGCGTACGACGACGCCGGCGCACCGCTCGTGGCAGTTCGGCGCACACCACACGTGTGGGACAAGGGCGAGCGCAACCGCGTCCGCCAGACTTGGCTGCAGATCGAGTTCACACCTGGCCAGGGCCTGACGACCGGTCAGGGTAGCGACCCTCAGATCATGATGCGCATGTCGAACGACAGCGGCTTCAGCTGGGGGAATGAGCATTGGACGAGTATTGGTCAGATCGGCGAGTTCACCCGGCGTGCAATCTATCGCCGCCTCGGCATGGCACGTGATCGCGTGTATGAGGTTCGAATTTCCGATCCAGTACCGCGCGATGTTGTCGGCGCCACGCTGCGTGGCACGGGGACGCAGGCATGAGTACCCAAGCCGGCATCCCGCTCTTCAACATCCCACCGATCGACCCGCGCAGTGGTCAATGGAACAGGCAGTGGCTGTTTTTCCTGCAAGCGCTGTGGGACCGAACGGGGGGCGCTCAGGGTGTTTCCGTCAGCGACCTCGGCATCGATCTGCCCGAGGACTCCGGTGTGGAAGAAATCAAGGCGCAACTGTTCGGCGTCCGCGATGCCCTTTTCATGCTGCCGCCGGCTTCCTCTGCTGCCGCCAGCGATGACCAAGCCCCGCCGTTGCCGTCAGTGACACCACCAGACGACCCACATGCGCGCATCGAAGCACTCGAAGCGCTCGTGCAGCGCCTCGCATCCGATATCGAAGCAATCAGACAAGGACAGCAACTATGACCGTCACCGCCAAGCCGCTCGTCGAGGCGAAGTTCGCCGAGAACGCGCAAACAACTCAATACACCGCGCCTGCGGGCACGCGAACCATCATCGACAAATTCACGGCCACGAACGTGACCGGTTCGAATGCGGTTTTGACGATCAACGTCGTGCCGAGCGGCGGCAGTGTTGGGTCGTCCAACATCATCACGCAGACGAAGACCATCGCTGCCAATTCGACCGAGACGTTCCCCGAGCAGGTCGGCCAGATCCTCGGGCCGGGCGACGCTGTGTCGACACTGGCGGGAACGGCGAGCGCGTTAGTCCTGCGTATCTCGGGACGCGAGATCACCTGATGAGCCGCACGGATCTGTGTGCGCGCCTGCTGACTGCACTAGCAGAGCGTGCGCCGCAGATTACGGCCATCGAATTGGCCGACCACTTACGCGACTGGGAACTGATCGATGCAGCCGGCGCAGTGATCATGCGCCGCGGCGCAGAAATGCACGTGGCCGCGATTCCGGAGATTCGCGGGCGCTGGTTTGGTAGCCGTGTACGTGAATTGCTACGCGAGACGTTGGAACAGCACGGCCGCATCGATACCGTCGTGATGAAAGACCACCACATCGGACATGCCTTCGCACTGCGCATGGGGTTTGAACAAGTAGGCGAAAGCGGAGCCGTAATCCGCTATGAACTGAGGAAATTACGACATGCGAAATCACACCGCACTGCTTGATCATCCCGTCGGCTTCGCTGTACGCGATGGCCGGCACTTCGATCCAGTCACGGCTATCATCGGCGGTGGCGCCATGCTTGGCAGCGCACTGATCGGTTCCAACGCTGCGCAAGATTCTGCAAATACCCAGGCTGACGCAGCAAACCATGCCGCCGATCTGCAGCAACAGAACCTTGCGCAAACACGGCAGAGTCTTCAGCCGTTCATCAATACTGGCTACGATGCGCAGACCTCATTACGCAACATGCTCGGCCTTGGAGCCCCGACCGATGGGAGCACGTATGGCAGCCTGACGCGGCCCTTTGATGCTCAGACGTTCCAGCAATACAAAGACCCAGGGTACGACTTTCAACTCCAGCAAGGCCAACAGGCACTGCAGAACAGCCAGGCCGCGCAAAACGGCGTGCTGTCAGGTGGCGCGCTCAAGGACCTAATCGGCTTCAACCAGGGCATGGCAAACAACGCCTACCAAAACGCATTCGGTCGCTACATGACGCAAAACGAAGCGACATACAACCGCCTGTCGAACCTCCTTGGCGTAGGTGAGAATGCCGCCGCCGGCGTCGGTAACACGGGCGCACAGGTGACATCAAATATCGCGAACACCCTGACATCTGGTGCGGCAGCACGTGCCGCGGGCCAAATAGGATCGGCAAACGCGCTGTCTGGGGCAGTCAATAACGGAATGGGGTACTACATGCTCAACAACATGACTGGCGGGAATATGTTCGGCACCGGCGCCGGTATCAGTAGCGCGGACGCAGCGGCCAGCCACGCTGCCGGCATGGATTACATCAACAGCCAACTCGCGGCACTGTGATCATGGCACTTGATCCCACCATCTCCCTCAACGCCCAAGCGCCTAGTTTCGATACGGCGCTCAAACCTGTAGCGTCCTTGCTCGGCATCGCCGGCGCACAGCAGCAACTGCAGACCGGTCGCCTCCAGCAAGGCCAGCTTCAATCGCAGCTCGAGGAACGCCAGAACCTCGCGAACATCGATTGGAACAAGTTCCGCGACAAGGATGGGAACCTAGACCCAGTGGCCGCCGGTAACGCAGCGCTGCAGGCCTCGCCTGCGTTCTACGGGCCGCAACTGGCGAAGCAGTTCAACGACGTCGCGAAGGATCAGATCACGATCAAGCAAGGGCTGCAGAACCTGAACAAGTCGCAGCGTGAGGACATCGGTTCCGGCCTCGGCGCCCTGTCGATGGACCCACAGCTTTCGCCCTCCAAGGTGCTGGATTGGGCCGCGCAGTATAGTCAGCAGAACCCGGCCGCCGCCCCGTTGCTCATGACTGCACTCAAGCATGCGCCGAGTGATCCGGCCGGTCTCAAGCAATGGCTGATCACGAGCCGCAACAGCGTGATTGCACCAGCAACGCAGACCACGAATACGATGACGGTGAATGACGGTAACTCAACCCACTTCGTACAGACTAGTCCATATCAGCCCGGTGTCGCACAGGAGGTTGGCAAGCCAATCACGAATCAAGTCGGGCCGATGCAGCGCGAGGAGGTCCAGGCCGATGCGCTGGGAAACCGCTACATCGTCCAGCGAGGCGCGAACGGCGCAATTCTGAATACGCGGCCGGTACCGGGCAGCTACAACCCCCTTGGCGGCACGCCCGGCACTGGTCCAGTCAACATGCCCCCGGGCGGCGCGGGTGCCGTCGATGACGCGCAGAAGGAAGTCACCGCGGCGCGCGCGGCAGCCAACCAGGCGCCTGTGCTCCATGATCTCAACCGATCTATCATCGATCTGGTCGACAAAGGCGTCACCACTGGATCCGCATCTGCCGTATGGTCAAAAGCAGCGCAAGTCGCCAACGGTGTGTTCGGAACCAACGTGGAATTCGGCGACAACACTGCAACCAACTACAACACCCTCGGCAAGCTGCTGGAGCGCTCCGCCCTCACCGCTGCGCAGGGCATGGGCCCGCACACAAACGCCGGCCTTGAGGCTCAGGTACGTGCGAACGGTTCGCTCGACTACACGCCGCAGGCCATCCGCAAAATCGCTGTGCTGAACGATGCATTGACCAGCGGCGCCGAACACTACCGCTCGGGCCTCGAGCAGGCCCTGCAAACGTCCGGTCAGAACCCGGCCGTGAAGCGCGTATTCGATCAGAAGTGGGCACAAAACTTCGATCCGCGCATCATGCGCCTGGAGAACGCCGCGGCTTCTGGCGACAAGAAGGAAATAGATGCAGTGATGAAGGATCTCGGCGGCTCTGGATCGAAGGCCGCTCAGGAACTGCGTGCTAAGGCTGCGAACCTGCAAACCCTGATCTCGAAAGGGCATCTCTAATGGCTGGCCCGCTTGATAACGCACTGTCAATTCTCGGCGGCGGCCAAAATTCTTCCGCACCTTCGCCCGCACCTACCGCACAGTCGAACGCGGCCGCGCTCAACTACTTGAACGATCCGAAGAACCGTGCCTCGATCATGGCGGATGCGGACCGTATCGCGGCCGCACGCCCCGCGGCATCTGGCGCTCATATGGCGACCACTCCAGACGCAAATCCCGGTGCGCTGTCAGGAGCCATGGCGATCCTTAGCGGCGCTCAATCTGAGCACGCGTCAGCAGCGCCGGCCACGTCGACCACTGAAAACCTTTTGGCGGGGATAGGCCACGGCATGGTCCACGCTGCCGGGGCAGTCAAAGAGGCCTTCGACATGGGCGCCAATGCACTCGACTCTGCTGCAAAAGGAACAGCGATCGGACGTGCAGCTGACTGGCTTAACGATAAGTTAGGAATGACGCCTGCACCTCAGGCACTTGCAAATACTCAGCACACGCTGGCGCAAAACTCGGCCGCTGATAAGCAGTTGATGAGCACGACAGCAGGAAAGGTCGGGAGTGCGATTGGCGGCGGTGCGGTTGCGTTGCCGGCGTCCTTCATCCCGGGCGCTAATACGGCCGTAGGTGCCGCGGCAATCGGCGCAGGAGCCGGAGCCCTTACTACTGAAGGGAGTCTGGCGGACCGCGCGAAAGGCGCTGTTGGTGGCGCTATCGGGGGGGTGGTTGGCAAAGGGATCGGCGATGCACTCGGATGGGCGGTAGGAAAGCTCGCAAGCTACCAGTCCGGCAAGGCTGCAGCCCAGGCGGCTACTAACGCCGGCCGCGATGCGGCCGTGCAGACCGCTACAGAGGCCGGCTATCGGCTGCCTCCCACCGAGGTGAAGCCCAGCATCCTGAACTCTGCGCTTGAAGGAATATCCGGGAAAATTAAGACGTCGCAAGCTGCCAGCGCGAAGAATCAGGAGGTGACAAATGACCTCGCGAAGCGCGCGTTAGGGCTATCGGAAGACGTCACGCTTTCTCCCGAAATCCTCGGCGCGATTCGACAAAAGGCCGGACAGAGTTACGAGGCAATCAAGGGATTCGGGACCATCAATGCCGATCATGCCTACAACAAAGCACTCGATGGACTCGTCGCTACTTACCAAGGAGCCGCCAAAGATTTCCCGGGACTGACCAAGCCCGAAGTAACGAACCTCGTGGACTCACTGCGCCAGCCGTCATTTGGTTCAGACTCCGCGATAGATGCAATCCGGGTCCTGCGTGAAACGGCCGATGCAGCGTTTCGCCGAGGTGATACAGGCGTGGCAAAGGCTAGCAAAGGGGCGGCTCAGGCGATGGAAGATCTCGTCGACCGTAACCTGCAAGGATCTGGTCAGCCAGAGTTGCTGGACGCATACCGGGCAGCGCGGCAGACTATCGCTAAGACCTACGATGTGGGCCGCGCTCTTAATCCTGCGACCGGAGACGTCTCTGCACCTACTCTTGCGGCTTTGGCGAACAAGGGTAAGCCGCTCTCCGGTGAATTGAAGACGATCGCTACGACTGCCCAGGCATTCCCAAAGGCAACGCAGGCGCTGAAGCAGAACTATAACCCTGTGAGCCCACTGGACTACGCCGTAGCAGGCGCTACGGCACTCCATACTGGGCGCGTATCGGACCTACTTTCTTTGGGGGTTCGACCGACGATTCGGTCTGCGATCCTCTCTCGCCCGTACCAAGCCATAACGGCGCATGGCGTAGGCAACTATGGCCCCGGCTTGTTGTCCTCTGGCGTAAGCAAGACGTTGGGAAGTCAGCCTCTGAAGGATTTTCTCAGGCTTGGCGGGACGGAGGCTGGGATCGAGCTCGAAAAGTAAGAGGCTCTTTAGCTTCCCTGGCTTCATCCAGCGTTCGACAGCCCGCCTTCCAGGTGTGGCGAACACTCCAAGGACAAGGATGCCCATCGGCTTAGCGAGAGCAATGCCCCAAAACGCTGTGTTAACCGGATCCATCAATTAACTCCCAGAAGCCGCCTCGTGCGGCTTTTCTTTTTCCAGCACCCATAGAGGTGCTTTTTTTACGTCCAGAGGATAAACATGGCAAGCCTGATGCCTGTCGCGAAGCAGCAGTATTTCATCCCCGGAACTGCGATTCCGCTAGTAGGGGGAAAGCTCTACACGTATGCGGCCGGGACGTCGACGCCTAAGACGACATGGCAGGACGCGGACGGGACAGTCCCGAACACGAATCCTATCACGTTGGACTCGACGGGCTCTGCGTTGATCTTCTGGACTGGCAACTACAAGATCGTTCTCAAGGATGCACTCGGGAACACGGTCTATTCGGTGGATGGCTACAACACCGATCAAGCAGCGGCGCTGCAGGCGCAAATTGAGCAGTCAACCGGGTCTTCCATGATCGGCTTCATCCAGTCTGGTGCCGATGCTGTACAGAGAGATGTGCAGGACGAGCTGCGCGAAACGTTCAAGCTCACGCAATTTTTCATTGCAGGCGAAGCATCAATCGACGCGGCATTTTCGCGCGCCCTGACAGCGTTCACGCGACCCGGTACGCTGGAGATCCCGCAAGGATTCTTCAACTTGGCCGGAAAGGTGCAAATCCGGACCGACATCCCCATCAAGATCCGCGGCGCCGGGATGAACTCGACGCTAATTTTCTGTACGAGCTCCGTGTCACTCGACACGATGTTTGAGCAAGTCGGCGCTGTATCAGACACGTTCGAAATGTCCGACCTTACGCTGGTCGGCAATGGGAAAGCGCAATGCGGGTACCGATCCGAGAGCGTGATCGCGAGCCTGTTCAGGAATCTCGGCATCACAGGCACAACCATCTGCGCACTGCGCACGAATAACGGCTACAGCAACACGTTCGATAACGTGAAGCTCTACAGCAACACCGGTGGCGGGTTGCAATGCACGGGCGTGAACAACAACAACGTCAATATCGTGCGCTCGCAGATTTACGCCAATGGCGGCATCGGTGCGGAGCTGGGGAACGGCTACAGCATCAACGTTGTGGGCTGCGATATCGAGACGAATGCAGTGGCCGGCGTCGTCGCCTACGATATCAAGCTGCTCATGATCTCTGGCGGCTACGTCGAGCGCAACGGGGCTACCGGCTACGCCTACACCACTGCGGACGGTTCACCCGAAAACCTCACCGTGCACGCCGACATTCACCTGCTGTCCGGCGGCAAAACCATCGGCGGGAGCCGGAGCACCTGCGTCACGCAGGCGATCATCGATGGCGTCCAGTTCACCCCATACGGCACGAACAACTACCCAACTGCCGGCTTGTCGATCGACAGCCCGATTTTCGCGACCGTCGTCGATGGTCTGCGCGTGACGAGCTGCGAAGTGCTCGATCCGACGAAGATCAAACAGATGGTCTCGTTCTATAACAACAACACGAAGTCGGCAGCGTACCAGTGCGTTATCGACGGGAACACGGCCAACACCGTCGGCTTCCTCGGCGTCGGCAACTCGGCGTTCTCGTTCGCGACCATGCACAACGTCGATACGCCGCTCGCGCAGTCGCCGCACAACTACGTCTCGCAAGACCTGTTCGATTATTTGGCATTAAGCGGATCGTCGGGATATTTGCGCCGCGCCGCAAACGACTATCAGGACGCGCCCGTGTACGCCGTCGGCGTCGGCGATTACGCATGGGGCTACGACATCGACCTGACCAAGCACCCTGAGCTGAAGGGGAAAATGGTGTGGTTCGGGCTCTGGTATCACGTCGACGACAACGGCGCATCGTTGCAGCTGACCCTGGGCGGCAATACCGATTCGGATGGCAGCGTGACCGACCAGGCCATGCCGGCAAACACGTTCGTTTTCAAGAGCGTCTGCAAGCAGGTGCTGGCGACGGATACGAATCTTTATTTCTCAATTCGCCGCATTGGCGCGGGGACGAACCCTGTTCTGTTCTGCCATTCCATCGTATCGGCCGCCGGGTTCGGCCTCAACCGATACGCGTTTCCGACGACAAAGCCGATCTGGCGCAAAAACACCGCGCCGGTCGATGGAACCTGGCAAGCGGGCGACCGCGTAATCGCGCGCACGCCTACCGTCGGTCAACCCAAAGCGCAGATCTGCACCGTAACCGGCGCGCCCGGTACGTGGGTCAGCGAAGGCAATCTCTAATCTCGAAAGGAACAGCAATGGCGCTCAGCATGAACACGTCAATCGATGCCGTCAACGTCACCATCCAGAATGCCTACGTCCGAATCGAACAGGTGCAGTGCAACCGGTTCGAGACAGGCATCGGCGCCGTCGCGCGCTGCTACCAGTCCAACCCTGGCTTCCCGCCGAACATCCCGGCGTTCAAGGAAATCAGCTTCAGCGTGCCGCTCGATCTGAATGGCGGCAACCCCTTCAAGCAGGCCTACATCGGAGCCAAGGCGCTGCCGATGTTCGCTGGCGCGACCGATTGCTAAACCACCCGCGCGCGAGCGCCTTTAACACATGAAAGTCCAAAACATGAGCGAACCCATCTCCACCGGCGCCGCCGGCATCGCTGGCTGGAAGATCCTGGGCGGCCTTGCCGGTACTGGCATCGGCGCAGGCCTGGCCGCGTACATCGTCATGTCCATGACGAAGCCGAAGACCGATCAGGAGTGGCACGTTGCCCTGATCTGCACCCTGACAGGCTCCATTGGCGGCGGTGCCGCGTTGATCAGCTGGCTCGGCCTGCAGCGCTGGGCGAACGACGTGTTCGGCCTCGTCGGAATGTTCGGCATCGCGTTCGCATGCGGCCTGCCGTCATGGCTTATCGTGCGTGCCCTCTTCGCGTATATCGAAAAGAAGCGCGACGCCGACATCACCGAGATCATTGCCGATGGTGCGCAGGCGGTAAAAGCCATTAAGGATGCCGTCTGATGGATACCGCAGACATGAAGGCTTCCGGCGTTTGCCGCGCGCTGATCCGCCAGTTCGAAGGCTGCTATCTGCAGGCGTATCGTTGTCCGGCCGGCATCCCAACAATCGGCGTGGGCCACACGCGCGGCGTCAAGATGGGCGACCGATGCTCGCAACAGCAGGCCGACATCTGGCTTTCGCAAGATCTGGAAGATGCAGAGGCCGCGGTCGCCATGCTCGTACGCGCGCCGCTGACGCAAGAGCAGTTCGATGCCCTCGTGTCGTTCACGTTCAACCTGGGAGAGCGACGCCTCGCTGAGTCGACCATGCTCATCCTGATCAACAAGGGAAGCATGAAGGCAGCAGCAGAGCAGTTCGACCGCTGGGTGTACGCCGGCAAGGAAAAGCTGCCCGGGCTGGTCAAGCGCCGCGCCGCGGAGAAAGCCCTTTTCCTCGATGGCTTGCGGGAGGCAGCATGACCGCCCTCGATCGCATGATCATCACGGCTGCCATTCTCATCGGCGGCTGGATTGGCGTGCTGGCCTACTGCGCGCATCAGTACCACGCCGGCCATGCTGCCGGCTACGCCGCGGCCGTTGATGCCGGCAAGGTCCAGTACGACCGCGACGCCGCGGCCGCTGCCAAGACCGAATCAGATCTGCGCCAAGCGCTGGCCGAAAAAGATACCCAAGCCCACCAAAAGGAAATCGAACATGCCCAAGCTCTCGCTGATGCTCAGCGCCGCGTGCGCACTGGCGTTGACCGCCTGCGCTGCCCCGCGGCCAGTCCCGTACAGCCCGCCACCGCGGCCGCAACTGGATCCGCTTCCGCCGCGCCTGCAACTGACGGAACAGGACCGGACCTTATGCCGGAGGCTGCTTCAGACGTTCTCGGCTACGGAGCAGCAATTGCAGGCCTCGTGTCACGATACGCCGAGGTCGTCGAGCGGTACGACGCCTGCCGTGCAGTGAACGCGAAATGACCGACTATCACGTCATCACAACCGAGGCGGCCGAGCTGGTGATGCAGGTGATCGACGGCGAGCTCGTCATCGTGCCTCCTGGGATTGCTCCGCAAACCCAGAATTCAGCGGAATCTGAGGGGCACCGAAAACAGGCGGAAACGTAGATTTGCGGAGCGAGTTTCACGCTGAAACCCGCATGGTTGACGCAAATCAGTATGAGCTTAGAAGGCTGATGCTCTATCCAACTGAGCTATGGGCAGATGTTTGATTTATAAGGCTTCCAGCAGATTTTGGCAACTCATCGTGCTCCGCAAACGAGAGGCTGCTCCGCAAATCACTTCACCGGGACCACGATTTTACCACGACGCAAGTAGTGCTTCCGAGTCGTCTTGACACTGTCGTGACCCAGCAGATCGCTTGCTGCTTGCTCGCCACGCTCGGCCGATGTGTCGTCTGCCGCCTTCGCTCGCAGGTCGTAGAACCAAAATTCCTTGATGGCCTTGGCAAGTTCCGGATGCTTCTCGGCGGCAGCCTCCTTTGCCTTGGTGAAGTGGTCGCGCAGGATCTGCTTGGTCATCGGCTGACCGTCACGGACCATCAAAATCTGCGAATGCACGGTCTTGTGGCTGGCTTTGCGCACCTGAATGCGGGCGATGAGGTCCTCCAGTTGGCCGACGATGGCGATCCGCAGGCGCTTGCCCGTCTTGCCCTGGGCGACCGCCAGTGTCCCATCCTCGATGTCGTCCATCCGCGCCTTCAATGCGTCGCCCGGCCGCTGGCCGGTCAGGTACGAGAACTCCAGCGCTTCGCGAAGCGGCTCGCTCGCGCATGCGCGCACTGCGTCGAATACCTCGTCCGTCACGTAGACCTCGCGTTTCTTCAGCGCGTGCCCCATGATGCCAACGCACGGATTCTCAGCATCGGTGTAACCCCATCCGCGTGCGTGGTTCCAGAGGGTCGAGAATAGGCGCTTGCAGCGATTGGCCGTCGTCGGCTTGTCCCGATGCTTTTCAAGAAACTCGCGAATCGTGACAGGCCTGATCTGGTCTAAGGTTGCCCCGCCGAAGTCGTGACGCAAGTGCTTCATGTCCGAGGCATGCGTACGTTGCGTGCTGGTCGCCAATGTCGGGAGAACCTCAACTTCGTATTTGGTTATGACGTCACCGAAGGTTGGCGCCGCGACCTTGGCAATCTCGTGCAGCTCGGCATACTTGCGCAGGGCGACGATGTAGTCATCGCCCAACGGGACTTCCCTGCGAGGTTTTTCGCCTGTGTCCAAGTAGTAAAATGTCCGCCCGCTGCGCTGCACGCGCTTACGCATGTGCGGGGGTAAGTTAGTATTCTTTGTCGGTCTGCGGCCCATTCTTTACTTTGGTATCTGCCAAGTTGGCTTTGGAGATGGAGCCTGCTTGCGCCCCTCAATCGCTGATGCCGGAACCACTGGTTTACCGACCGCATTCACATGGAACGGCAATCCCATCCGGCGCAGCGCCTCAATCTGCTTTGATTTAATCCTGCGGCCGGTTAGTTCGGCCAGTTCATCCGCTGTCAAAAACATAGCCATAATCCACCTCAATAGCGAGTACCAGCAATACGACGAGTATTGTAAGAAGGCGGTGGTAAGCTGTTTGGATCCTTATCTTCGTTTGGTAGCTTTGTAGATTCCTCAACTACTTTTGGAGACTGCAGAAATGGAATATCCGGCGTCTCCCCCCTCAGCGCCGCATAGGCCAATTGCACCTTTGCCGATGCGATGATCTTTCCGGCCGTGTTGTTGATCTCAACTGCGTCCTTGGCCTCCATCGTTCCATCGCGCAGCTTGTTGAAGACGTTGACGAGGTCGTTGCGAATGTCGGTGATGGTGGTCATTTTTTCCCCTTTATTAATCTCGATATTGCTATCTGCACTTTCAGTGTCTCCACAAGAACGCTCGGTATTGCCGACCTGGGCGCGCCCGTGCTTAGCGCAATCAAATTCTTGACATAGAAATCACATAGCTGATCCCGACGGCGCTGATAATATTGTTTCAACCCATCTTTACGCTTTTGATATGATTCCGCCAAAATTTCACGCCTCTTTTCAGGATTGGACTTATTCCATTTTTGCCTGTATGCCCTGCACTTTTCTCGGTTCCTAGCTTTCCATGCCTTACAAGTTTCCGAGTGACATGATTTGCATTGATTCTCTCGACCAGATTTATTCTTTTTGTTTAAATAAAAATTATCCAATGCTTTTTCGATCCGGCACTTCGTGCATGTCTTAGTGATAGACGTATTCGATTCCATCATCATCCTCAGCTTCAAACATACAATTACGCAGATTCTCGATTACCTCGGCCAATCTCTCCGCAGAAATCGGAGGATCTGTAAAATCGAAGTGGGTGATACCGTTTTCGCCGGCTTCTTCCAGTTTTTCCAGAACCATACGCTCGATGGTTCCTTTCTTCGGTATTGCACTCATCTCACATATCCCCTATTCCATCCCACCATCCAGATACCGACGCCGCTCCACTGGCGGCACAGCCTCGCCAACGCCAGGGCGGACCACTCCTGGCACCGCCGGCTGTGCTCCCACACGCCGCTCATAGTTCGGCCGGCGCCGGTCATTGGTTGGGCTGCTGAAGTACGACGACACGCCTCGTCGTCGGTCTGCTTTACGTTCGATCATCCTTCACTCCTTTCTCAGTAGCTGGCCAGGTGCATCGGCTCAGCGAATGGTGCCCACCGCATCGCGTACATTCAACGTGGGGCGTCACCGACATCTCCCACACCAGCCGCATCATCGTCATTAGCCACATGATTGCTCCTTGGTGGGAGAAGGAGCGGCGCCAACCATCCGGCGATAGGCAGATGCGCATCCAGGGTCCATACCGTGCGCAACCATAACGTCTGTCGGCTCGATCGGCACCAGCTTCCAGCCGGCTGGCACAGCCATGCGAGCGCCCCATGCGTCGATGTGGGCGACGAGAGCGGCGCGGCAGGAGCCGTATATCACCTCCTTTTCGGTGCCCATTACGACTTCGATCAGGTTGCCTAGCAAGCGGCTAAATTCCGGCGTATCGATACTCTTCTGTTTCAGTTCATCCGACATCGTTCGCTCCTTGCTGGGATGCTTGCTGCGGTGCGCTGGGGAGTGGCATCCAATGCGTGATATCCTCGAACTCGTGGTCATCCCAACTGGGACCGATCGGCAGCGTGGCCGAACTCCAACTGACGGGGCTTTCGTGCCGCTCCATCCAGCGCTCGACCGCCACGTGATCACCAATCCAGGCCAGCACTACGTCGCCATCAGGCGGCAGGCGATCGGTCACGCTGATCCATCCCATCCCCACGTTAGGGGCGCTCTGGAGAGCAAGCTGAGCGCGGAGGTCGTCAACCTGATAAGCCAATTCCCGGCACTGCTCGACCATCATGTTGTGGACGCGCTCATGCAGGGCAACGGCCTCGCGCTGTGCTTGGCGGACCTGCTCGGCGGTGTAGAGCGCCTCAGCATCGCCGTAAGCTGGGATCTCAGCAGGCGGCAGGCCGTCCTCGCCCACGGCAGGAGAGACGGGCCATGCCGAGATCCGCGCAAGTGCTTCGTTCGCGGTGTCGTGCATCAGGCCGTGCAGCCGGTCGCGGTCTTCGCCTTCCAGTGCACCTCCGAGATGGCGGAACAGAGAATGGTCGATGATGCAGTCGAGAACAGCGTACGGCATGCGCTTAACGCGCGGCATACCTTCTGGACCGTTCTCGTATTCGTCCGGCGCAGCGCGCTCGGCTTGGTTGTGGTCGTTGGTCATGGTGCCACCTTAAAATTTTCATCGTTGAACTCGTGAACCCAGCGGCAAGCCGATTCGATCTTGGCACCGTGGATGTCGTTTGCAGGCGCGCGTTCCTCGGTCAGCGGCTGGACGTACAGCCAGGGGCCGCCACGTGCGGTGAACAGGACGCTGGCCCGGCTTCGCACCACCTCCCAGCGCTCGCCGTGCTGCTTGACGATCTGCTTTGCACGCTTCGTCAGGGGGATGAGAGACACGATCCTCATTCCTTCCCTCCAGTGTTGTGAGATGCCGCCTGGGCTGCGCGGCCCGAAGGCTTCATGATTCTCAGGCGCAGCCGCCATGCTGCGATGTACAGCGCGTCATGATTGCGGAACATGAGCTTCCAGTCTGCACGCGGCGCGAACCAGATGCCGTTTTCTTTCGATTTTCCAAACATCACGCGCCCTCCTGACCTGCCGTACCCTTGGCGGCGTCGATCCGCTGCATGCGCGCGTCAAAGTCGTCCATCGTGCGGAAGAACAGGCGGCCGCCCTTCGTGCTGCGGTACACGCGCATGTCGCCGAGCTTGGACATTGCTCCCGCGCCAGTCGCGGTTCCGATCAACTCGTATTCGCCGCCCTTGCCGATGCAGGTGTACAGCACGCGCGCATCTCGCTCCTTTTCCGCAGATGGGGAAGGAGCGGCGACGACCATCGCACGATAGCTGGCGTTGTACATGTGCGCGCCCGGCGTATCGTGGCCGGCCTGCTGCATTTCGAGCGTCGGCTCGATCGGCACCAGCTTGTAGCCGGCAGGCGCCCCGGCCTGTTGGGCGAGGGCTGCGCGTTCGTTCAGCGCGTCGGCGATGAATTTGGCCTTGTCGGGCGATGCTGTGGTAGCGAGAAACCCACCATCGGCGTACATCACACAGCCCGTATCGTGTTGCTTGCCGTCCACGCTGCACCAGCGATAGGGCGTCCGCTCATCCGCCAGAGGTTGGCAGACAGCGCCCGCAGCTTGTCCGGTAAGCGCGGGAGGTTGGGATGCGGCTGTTCTACGTGGCGGGATCGGCAAGCCGTCGTCCTGCATTTCTAGGCACTCTCGGGCGTCTTCTGCGCTCTGGCAGCCGACCAAATCCGCCCATACGCGCACCAATGTGATGTCGGCATCGGGGTTGTGAGCGTACAGTTCGCGGATGTAAGCAGCGATGTCGCCGAACGGGTTTTTGATCTCTGGCGCCATACCAGGACGACGCATGATGCAGATGGAAAGGCCAAGCCCATCGTCCAACTCATCTTGGGTCGGAGCAGGACATCCCGCCCAATGCCCTTTATCTCCTCCGCAGAACGGGCAGGCAGCGGCTGTTCCGTCGCTCCCGCTGGCCGGCGAGGTCCAGAAAGGAACTGGCGCATTCTCGGCGCAGCAGGCCAGCGCGGTGTCGACATCACGGAAAGCCACCGACGTCAGTTCGCCTTTCACGTAGGCGGCGGCGATCCAGCCATCGGGTTTGCATTGCTCGCTCCCGCTGGTAGAGCGGCGGGCAAGCTGGATCAGCTGGAGCACGGTGGCCGGCGGCAGGCCGTCGAGATATCGAGCCACAACGTCGACTGACTCACGGTCAAGCGAAAAGGTGCCTACCGTGATTTCGCCCCGATGGTTCACGTACGGCTGGAAAGTGTCTGGCAGATCGGCGGCCGCGCGTGCCAGTGCTTCCAGCTTGGTAAGATCCAGGGCGATGCCGGCGGTGTTAGTGGTCTGGTTCATTCGTCATCCTTGAGTTGTTGTGCGCTGGCCAGCAGATCAAGCTGTGGCGACTCTTGCCCGTAATTGACGCCGACAGCGTCGAGCACGCGACCCATCTTCAGGTCTTCGATGCAGTACTTCCACTGCTTCGGGTGCGTCTCTTTCATCCGCTCGAAGCGGTTCTTACCTTCCTCGAGGTGAACACCGAAGCCACAAAACATGCAGCCAGTACGCGTTTCGCCCATGTCGTAAATCTCGGAATACGGGATATTTCGAGTGCGGATGTACTCCCAGACGTCTGCCTCGGTCCAGAACAGCATCGGCGCGCTTGATGGGTCTTGGGTGTCGTAGATGTTGCAATGCTCGCGCTTCTCGCGCAGGCCGCCTTCCGCTGCCGTAATTCCCATCATTCGCTTCCTGCCCGTTTGTTTGGCATAGGTATCGAGCGGCTCCTTCTTCAGCGCATCGCAGCAAAGCTCAGTCGCGTTCCAGTCTTCTTTAAGCAGCGTTCGCCACTTGTTGGGAAGCTTGCTCGCCGCAGCGCCTTGCGTTCCGTCCTGCTTCATACCCGTGTCGTACAAGCGGTACGTGTTAGCCCAAGCGGGATCGTCCTGTTTCGTCTTGAGGATGCGAAGCTGTCGGGCCACCTTCTTGCTGACAACCGGGTATCCTTCAGTCAGGACCACATCTCGGAAAGTACGCTTCGGACGGATGATGTCGATCGTGCTGTTTGGGTGGCGCGCCTTTACCCTCTTTACGTGGGCAACGATTTCCGGATATTCCAGACCTGTGTTACTGAAGGCCATTGGCACGTCCGGATACAACGACCAGATCAGGTCGCGCAAGACCTCGGAGTCCTTCCCGCCGCTATACGCACCGTAGACGTCTCCGTCCCAGAACTCGTACCAGTCTTTAATCCTGGCCAGCGTCATTTGGACCTTTGCTTCGAGGGGCAAGCATTGACGCTGAAGTAACGTGGCCTTTGCCGAAAGAGCGGCCTTAGACTGGAGTGCTTCGGTATCGTCGCCGAACAAATCAATCATCGCTCGCCCCGCCTTTCTCTCCTTCGGAGATTGCTTGGCGCTTCATGGAACGAATGGCAGCGGCGATCCGTTGGCCGGCAGCAGCGCTCGCCTTCATTGGCACTGTCGGAGGGCCGAGCAAGTCTCGCGGGACAGTGGTCAGCTTGACCGCCACGTTCGCTGCATCTTCCAGCGCCTGATTGCGCGCATGTTCCGCCCGGCCATCAGCATCGCCGGCTGCTGCCGCCCACTTCTGAGACAGGGCAGCGCATTCCGCGAGTTGGGCCTCCAGAGTGGAGATACGCTCGTCCTGCTCGGGCGCAGCGGGTGCTGCTGCGATGGGAGCGGCGCCCGGTGCTTTCCCGCTCCAACGAGAATCGGCGGTAGGCTTGACGAAGCTGCCGCTCCACCCGTGCTGCTTCCCACATTCACATACCGGCTGGCGGCTGTCGCTGGTATGCAGCGTGTTGGGATCGAGCGAGTAGCGGCCGCAGTACGCGCAGCGCGCTATCGCGCCTTCGTCATGGAAGTGCGTCGCCCGGATGCCATTCACCGGCTCCGTCTTCACATGCTCCGGTGATGCTGGAGCGGCCTGGGTATCGGTGCGCTCGCCGATGAACATCGTTGCTCCTTCATCGGTTGGCTGACATTCGATCCATGGCCCGAACGTGCTGGCTTTACGGAACCAGGTTTTAGGTTGCTCTTTCTGTTCTACCGCAGTAGAGGCGAGAAGACGCTCGACGTCGGCGAACGATATCCATTCGCCTTTCGGGTTAGACACCATTCCCGGGATGCCGATGTTGTCGCTCAAGTCGTAGCGGCTCAGCTCTTCGAGGCTCGTAATGCCGCCATGCGCGGCACGCGCCGTGCTCGACTCTGCCGGGAACTCTTTGCCAGCTACGTGCAAGATGCCGGCTAGCGTTCCGACCGCGACATAGTTTGTCTCGTCGAGCGGCAGAAATACCGCGCCGGTTTGGCTGCGGTCGAGCAGGTCTTGGCCAGCGGTGCGGATCACGTTAGTCAGGCTTTGGAATTCTTGTGTGCTCATGTTGTCTCTTTCAGATGAAGCCCATCAGGCGATCGATAACCGCGTCGAGGTCGTCGCGGGTGTAGTTGGTCAGGATGCGCTGCAGGATCACATTGCATGCCGCGTTGTAAAGCTCAGAAAATTCGTCTTCGTCCATGTTCGCGAAGCTGATCGACTTGGCCGTCAGACGCGTCTCGCCCTTGAGGTTCACGGCCATTTCGTAGTGGCCGGCTAGGATCGTGATATCGCGTCTGAACTGGTCGAAGTTCTTGCCGACACGCTGGCCCTTGTACGTGGCCTCCACCGGCTCCCAGGCGTCGAAGGCCAGATTCAGCAGGGCCATAAATTTTCGATGAAAGCGTGGGTTGCGGTGCCGCTTCACGGTCGCCGTTACACCCGCTCCGATTTTCAGTTTTGCGATGTACTCAGCCGCTTGCGGATCGACGGGAACCAGCGCGCCGCCTGGGGCTTTGGTCAAGACCAGTTCTTTCATGCTGCCTCCCGCATCAGCTCGCGGCCCACAGCGCTGCGTAACACGGTCTCGTACCTGCTCACCAGCTTGTCGAACTCAGCCAGCTTCTCGACCATCGCATCGATAAACGAGTCATCACGGTAGATGCGCTTGATGAACAGATCCTTGCCGACAATCGCGAGGTCCGGGACATACATGATGAAATCGGTCCACTTCCGGCCCGTGATCCACATGCCGCCTTGCATCTGATGGTCGTACTCGGACGTGTCGCCGGTCTGCCACATCGCCAGGATCTTGCTGCTGTCGATCGGAGCCTTGATCTCGATGAGGCCGTCTTCGTCGACCAGCCCATCGCTCGAGTAGCCGAAGATTCCATCATCGGTCAGGCAGATACCGGCCTCGGTGACGAAGGAACGCGTGCGCGCTTCATAGATCATCCGGGCCTGCGCTTCCATTTCGTGCCCACGTTCGAGAATCCATGCTTTGGGCGGCTCCCCATGCGGTTGGCCGCTTACTCGCTCGATAGCCAAGTCCGCAGCGTATCGCTCAGCTACCGCGGTCGGGTCGCCCGGATTGCGCGTGCCAGACTTCTTTTGGCAGCAGCTGATGGCGTCGGCGAAGCAGCTTGCAGTGACTTTCCCTGCTCGGGCTGCGTGCCACTCTGGAGTACCTTGGGCGCAGGTAATGAACTTCATGGCTGAGCCCCGGCGAGAACTGCGCGGCGAGTTGCAACCGCCTCCTTGAACTCGCGGTATGCGTGCTGGTCCTTGGCCTTTTCAATGACCACGATACCGGCCTCCCACACGGCCACCACATCCGCATCGGTCGGTGCCGCGTTCACACGCGCAATCCACTTATCGGCCAGAGCGGTATCTAGTTCGGCCTTGGCGCCGTCGTCGTCCTGCTCTTTGGTTGCCAGACCGGTTGCCGCCAGGAGCGTATAGCGCTGCAAGTAGGTGACGGCCGACGCCATCTGCTGGATGTTGTTCTTCTTGCCCGAGTCGTCCTTTGCCGCGGTCAGCGTGGTGCGCTCGCTGTGGCCCATGCGGTGCGTAAGGATGCACGTGACGATGACGTTGCTGCCCTGCTGCTCGGTGTCCCAGCGATGACTGAAGCCGTGCTGCGCCAGACCTTCAACGATAGCGCTCGTAACGTTACCCAACGACGCGTGCGAGTAACCGACGAAGCCGTCTTTGCCGGTATAGCCAACTTGCTTGTCTTTGATGATCTCGGGCGGGTTGCGCTTGAACTCGGCCATGTCGGCAACGTAAGCCTTGCGAGCCTCGTTCTCCTCGTAGCGCTGCTGCAGGTCCATCAGGCGCTCCAGGCGGTCCAGATCCGCACCGCTATCCATTGCATGGCGCAGCAGATCGATTGGCGTTACGGCGCCGGAACCGTGCGCCATGACGGCGGTTCCTTTCGGCTGCATTTCGATTACGTCGTTCATTTGTTACTCCATTCGGGTACGTTTGCCTCATCCGTCTGCGCCACATCGGCATATGCCAGCAAGAGCAGCACGAGGAATACGAAGGCTCGGGCAAAGTCTCGGATCATGTCGGCCACCGAAAGATGATCACGACGTCGACAATCGCCAGAAGCAGGAAGCCGGCGAGCTTGATCTTGGCCGCGAGAAGCTGGCGTTCGTTCATGGCATCGCCTTTTCGAGCACGCCGGCCAGCACGATCAGGGCCCCCAGCGCGGCGAACATCACGCCCGGGTGCTGCTCGCACCAGTCCATGCGGTAGAACAGCAGCGTGCCGATCAGGTCGCGGCGCGGCGCGGGCTCGGCATCCTGGCGGCGCGCGATGTTGGCGGCGATCATGCCGGCACCATCGCGGCTGTCGGTTCGGCCTCAGTGTCGGCATCCAGCACATAGCGCGACAGGTCATCGATCTGGTTATGCAGGGACTCGATACGGTTGCGCGCCCAGCCGGAGTCGATCAGATCAGCATGCTCGCGGAACCATGCAATGACGGTGCGCTGCTTCTCGCGCTCGCTGCTGAACAGGAAGCTTTCGATGCGAGTGCTCAGTACCTCGACAACTTCACTGGGCGGCAGGCCATCGATTTCGGGCTCATCGTCAAACGTCTGGCTCAATACCTTCCCGTTCGATGCGCGGAGCACTACGTGCCATTGCTGATCGTTGGACAGCAGGTTGAATCGGCCCTTTTCTTTGTAGTAGCTCGCGCTCAGCGGCTTGTTTGCGGTTTCCATCCCTGCTCCTCGTTCTGGCCGGCGCCGCCGGCGGTTGGTTTATTGGTGTGGTGGCCGGTGCTGAGCTCCGGCTTGCTGCCGCGCGATGTGACGGCGGTAGGCGCAGGGCTCGCCGCACGAACTACTTGCCCCATCTATACGGACCCGGATGCTTGTTTCCGCCCTATGCTGATCGGGCCGATCCCTGCCTTGAGCGATGCCTCGCCTTGGCCGCATCCACGCTTTCTAGTCGCTCGCCGGTCAGTACCCGGCATTCACCACAGAGCCATGGGCTGGGCGCTACTCC